AAATATCCATTTGCTGTGGAGATTGCTTGATAATAGCTTGCCATCTCTTGAATAAGATTTGCAGCTTTATTACTCGGCATTTTTTACGCTCTCAGAGGTCTTTTTTTTCTTCTTAGTCTTCTTGCATGGTTCACACTCTTTTGTCGCTTCAGCAATCTCCCTGTCTACATCAACCACCAAACAACCTTCTAAGTGTACACCCTCTGGAATGATACAATCCAACAAAATACACTCTTTGCAAATATCACCTTTTGAAAATGTTTTCTTTTCAAATCTTTGTTCTCTGTAAATCATATTTTCGCCAGGTTTCTTTCTTTTAAAGTTCTCTCTAAATAAAATTTATTTATTTTATGCCATCTGCGCAAAGCTTTTCCTAAACCTTGTCTCACTATTCTACGTTGGCCCCGTCTTACATTCTTGACTCGTCCGCTTGGTGTGGTAATCTTTTCTTTTTTAATACCATTCTCAAAGACGCCAAAAACCTTTTCATATTTACCCGTGATAGCATAAACAGCCAATATTTTTCTATTCTGTTTGAATATTCTTACGTCTACGCCCTTGTTAGAGGCTGTATAAAGGTTTTTAGATGATATTGACGACTTACTAAAGTAAAGCTCTCCAAATAGTGCAGGGAGTGTTCCAGATCGGTCTGCTATCTTCTTATCATGGAAAGCATTTACGCCACGTTTCGACGTTCTATTTGCTCCTGGTGTTTCTCCATATTGAGGACGCTTCCCACTCTTTATAATTGTTCCTTTAGCCTCAAGAAATCCATCTCTTTGAATAATCTTCTGAGCTAAATTAATGATTTCAGCGTGTGCCCCTCCAATAGAATTATCTATTTCCTGAATATCCTTCTCTATTTTTTTTAGAGATGGCTTCATATTCACAAAATGAAATCCTTGTTTTTTTCTTCGGGGCATTTTTTACGCTTCTTTTTTAGGTCTACCACGACCTTTTTTTTCTTCAGTCACTTCAATAGATTGGACCTCTTTAGGTGCGCATTTCCATTGTCTTAAATACTGAGTAAAAATTCTTGTTTTTACAAATTCTGTTTTGTTTTCAAGGGCTAAACCCTTTGCAATTTTAGATAAATCTTCATAAGCACCCGACGCCATCGGTTCGCTTGATCCATCTTCTTTGATTCCAAGTAATACTGAAATTTTCATTTATTTTCCTTTGTTAAAAATAAAGCCGCCACAGTGGACGGCTTTATGTGGTTGTCAGATAAACTAATACAATTATGCGCTAGTAAGACGGATCAAACGAGTTTCATCCATTACGGCCGCACCAATTACATTCTCAACAGTACCCCATACGATGCCAGTTGCTGGATCTGTATGTTTTCTGAACTGCATAGCAATTCCATTCGGGCCTTGAATTGTCTCAATAACAGAGTTTCGAGAAGCTGACTCAGTGTCTTGGATTGCAGGGAGAGCAGTACCAACACCAATTGCAGACTTATCAGTTGCAAAACCAACTAGGTTCTCAGTAGTTGCACCTGTTGAGCTTGCAAGTACATTTGAGTGCATAGTATCAAAATCATAAAGATTTCTTACAATAGCATCACGGAGAGTCTCATCAGTGTTCGCTTTGTCGAACTCTGCAAGGTTTGGATCTTTAAGAAGCGCACCATAATAAGTATTCAAAAGAGTCATTGAGCGCATATCAGAGAACTCATCATTAGATGCTTTTACCCAAAGATCAGCAACAGCTTCATGATCAAAACCAGATGATGCACCTACGTTTAAAACTTCTGCATAGTTTGCAGCAAGGATTAAGTCATAGACATATCGGTTGTTTTTCTTAGCAACTGCAACAGTTGCTGCGTCCATCATCTTCTGCATATCAAAGCGAGTTGTTTGTGCTTTAATTTTAAAAGTTGATTTGTGATGCTTTTCCATTGGGATAGTCTTATAAATAAGTCCACCGCCATCTTCAGTCTCATAGTTATTTGAATCAGCATTAAAGTCAGACGCTACATTCGTCTGGTAAACACCAACTTTTACGCCATCACCCTCTTCAATATCCACTCTGTTGGTGGTTGGGGTGAATGAAAATGCTTCTAGCTCTACAAATTCAGGACTTTTTGCGTCGATTGAACCTTGAGCGATTTCTAAAATGTCATAATTTTCAATGGCCATTTTAATCTCCTATTTGTTTAATTTATTAATTTCTCGTCTGATCTGAATACGCTTCTGCTCATCAGTCTCATTCTCTAATTGATTTCTTAATGATTGCACAGTCTTTACTTCACCCTCTTTAGAATCTAAAGATTTAGGTGCTGCATTGACAAGCTTATCAAGCATACCAGCTTTTGATACATTAGCATCAGCAACTTCAGCAGGCTTTAATTCTTTTGCATTCACAATTAATCGCTTCATAGCATTTTCCACAGATACACCTTCTTGGATAAGTTCATCCACCAAAGACTCTTGTCCTGCAAATGATAAGGCTTTAATCTCATCCCTACGGGTGTTTTCTGCTGCTAGGGCTGCATTAACTGCTTCTTGAAGTTGATCCTCTGTATAGAGAGCTTTCGCTTCCTCAGGCTCATCTTCTAAAATTTCTTCTTCTGCCTCTTCAACCTCTGCAACAAGTTCCTCTTCTTGAGGTTCATCTTCAGCAGTAGGTTCTTCTAAAGCAGCTTTTACTTCATCCAATGGAGTTTCCTCAAGTTCAATCTCACCAGATTCAACTTTTTCAGCAACTTCATTGTGAATCACATCTTCTTTTTTGTTCATTTTCTTCAACTCCATTGGGACGTTATTAAAAATATATTTTGTTTTATCAAGGTTTGCGGCAACTTTTATTGATTCCTGTTTACCTGTGGCAAAACCCATCTCAATCGCTTGATCTGCATTTAACCACGTTTCATCATCCATCATGGACTGAATTTTATCACGTTCAAGACCTGTGGCTCTCTCATAAATTCCAAGTAATTGATCACGGATTCCATCTAAAAGATCAGCTTGTTTTCTAAAATCTTCACTCTCTCCCATCATTCCTGACCATGGATTATGAATCATAAAGAAAGCTCCTTCATTCATAGTCAATGAGTCGCCTGCTAGGGCTATGATTGAAGCAATACTTGCCGCAATTCCATCAACTACAACAGAAACAGATCCCTTGTAATTTTTAAGAAAATTGTAAATAGCAATACCGTCAAATACATCACCGCCCCCACTATTAACACGAATTTCAATATCTTCCCCATTCGCAAAATCTAATTCTCTTGCAATCATATCGGGAGTGGTTCCCCATCCGCCAATTTCATCAAATAATAAAATCGTTTTCATATCTCTAAACCTTTAAACTTTGCGCTCACTTCAGGAGTGACTTCTTCAGTCTCTTCCACTTCTTGAGCTTGTTCTTCCACTGTCAATACTTCTTGAGCCTGTAATGATGGAACTAATATTTCTAACGGGATTCCACGTTCTTCACTCATCGCCACAGCAGCTTCATATTCGTCAGCTTTCTCTAACAAGATCGCTTTAAAATCATCGCCCTTTTGAGCCAATAAACGTGAGCTAGTGGTCAAATTATTACCGATTCGCTCACTCTCAGCTTTTGAATTTTTAGCAGGATCTGCATCCACATAATTCTGTGAACCAATAAACTCTAAAACTATATTCTCAGGAACTAATTCCTCCACACCAAAACCTTTTAAATAGGCTTCAATCTGAATCCACTTGTTCACCTCTTGGAATACCTTGATCAATTCATTCGTCCAAAATTGAGATAAGCGGAAAAAAGAATCATACGCTAGTTTACCACCTGAAAAATTAACATTAGATAAATCTTTGAACAATATTTCATAAGGTATTCCGACGCCTGCGGAAACAAGCTTCTGAGCTCTTAAAATAAGTGCATCTCTATCAATGTCACCACTAGAGTTAATTACCTGTGCAGTGGTTCCTTCGGGTGCTGTCATAATAGCACCATCTGGGAGAGATCCAATGATTTGAGCTTGACCTTGGTTATCAGTCGATTGGATTAGATTGCCTTCTGAATCAACTGCACCCATGCCAGCATATACTTCATTGGGCGTCGCTGTATTCAACATAACAGATAAATGGGCTTTATTTCTTGAGCCCTGGATCGCTGTGACTATTAAATCATCAAGATCCTTTATAGCTGTAAAAACAGGTGTCAAAATTGACAATCCACGAGTCTGTTCTGAAGCCATACCTGCTGGACGTCTGATTAAAATTGCATTTAACCGACCAGTATCACGATCATACTTTTCCAAGTAATCAAAATTGCGAGCATCACGGACGCCCACGCCACGCATTCGATCTGTATCAGTCTTTTGAATGTAATAACCCACTTCAACACCATCACGAAAAGCGACGCCAAACTTTACAGTATTGCCAAATTGGTCCTTTTCATCTTGATAATCATAAGGAGTTAAAACCCTTGCGCCACTCGTTAATTCTAAGCGCATAGATATTGCATCATTCCCTACATTAGGATCTATGGGCGTCGTTAAAAGAACGTCGCCCGTTGCTGCAATATTTGAGACAATATCTCTAAATACTTGATTGAATGTTTTAGTTCCTGCTAGGTCAACTCTACCAAATGCCCAAGTATTAAAAACACTCATAGCTGTCTGATTGCCTGCGTTTGGAGTTAATCCAGATCCTGCAACATAATCCTCAAGTGCTTGGACTACAGATTTAGCCACAGGGCTATTTCTTACAAGGTCCATGCAGTTGTCTATAATTGTATAATAGTCGCTTTTGAGTAGCTTATCCTCTCCCATTCGGGACTGTGGAATGTTGTACTCAAGTATGCTTGTGGTGCCTGCTGAATAAGCTTGTGCTGTCATCGTCTAAAACCACTCCGTCTAATAAAAACAGGCCTATTCACAGGAGGATTTGCGGCATCCTCTTCAGCTTGCGCCCTGCTTTCTGCCATATCCAAGAACTTGATCATATCTTCCAAACTATGAAAAGTGGTAGATATACCATCAAGGTCTGTCACAGACTGAACATTAAGCTGTCCCGTCTCAGTTGTCTTCTGTATAGCTGATGCAATTTCAGCAGCTAATTCTGTCCAATTTGTAGCCATATATAAAAAGTAACTTGTTTTCAAGTGTCAAGTAGTTTTTATCTTCTCCTAACTGTTCCTCTCACATTTGGATTATGCTCTGGAATTTTATTAATAACAGCTTCCACTTTCTTAATGGGTTCCCTTAATTTATCTAGGTCAATTGTATAGCCTCTCACTAATCCATAAATAGTCGCATCTCTATAATCATTCTTGGAAGTTCTGCTTTTCTTTTCCCAAATCTCCATCTGTAAACCTTGTGAGTTGGTTCTCAGTTTCTTCACCTCTCCATTGAGGTGATCTAAATATCTGCCATGGAAGTCAAATGGAAGGTTAAAACTGCCTGCTGCATCGGCTGGACGCTCCAAAGCTGTTTGAAGTACATCTTGCCAATGATACGAGTTGAGGGTGTATAGCTTTACTCCATGAGCTTGACGCCCCATCTTTTTAGCAGGATCGGCAGGGTTAATGATCCAAGGTCTGTTCAATGGGTGCCTTCCTTTTACAGGTATCCAAAGAGGGTTTCTTCTGCAAAAGTCATAAACTAAATTAGCTCTGTAACCTGAGTCCATTGCACCAGCTACAAACTGAGGCCGTTGACCTTTTCCAAGATATCTGAATTTACCAATATCATTAATTAAGTGATCAATGCCTCTCTCAACTTTGTCCCATTCCCTATTATCCCAAGAGATCTCTTGTTCATAAATCTGATATAGTTTCTTATCAGGTGCCCATCCAAGTACCACACAATAAACTCGATCTGTCCCCACGTCTATTCCAATAGTAATACTTTTAACATCTTCAGGAATCTCTTTTCTATTGTACTTATCAAGTGCCAATTCTGTTTGTTCCATATCACCACCAAGGGCATCTAAATCGGCAGGCTTTGCACATTCTGAGTTGTAAAAATCTTTAAAAGAATTATTGCCCTCTTCTTTTGCTTTTACTCTCTTTGCTGCAATAGAACTAAAATCATT